TGGTCAACAGAAATTGTTGATGCTATAAGAAAAGTCTCCCCTGGGAGAACAATTATAATTGAAGGAATACATAAAGGCTTATGGGCAAGGCATGGAAATCCAGCAAATTTATTACTTCCTATTGATAGGACAAATATTATTTATGGCTTTCATTATTATGCACATGAGGAATTAAAAGTTATGCCATACCTAGGTGAAGTTAAATCACATATGAGCCAACTTATTGATTACTCAAATAAATATAATGTCCCAGTGGTATTAAGTGAAATAGGATTACATGGTAAATGTGATGGACTTGGACCAGACCCAGAGGATAGAGCAAAGTATGTTGAAGTTGTTTATGACACTTTAAATCCAGCAGACATTGGAATTACTTGGTGGGCAATAGATAGTCCTGCCAATTCACCATATAAAAGAGTGAATGGTAATTGTGATAGAAATATAGATAAGGAATTAATTAAAGATGAAGCATTATTTTTAGCATTAAATTTAAATTAAACTGTTTACTTTACTGTTATTTTATGATATAATAATACTATTATGAAATTTAATAATATAACAAGTGATGAAATTGATAACATTATGGAACACGACAAAAAACGAAAGAATAATATTATGAAATTTAATGAACACAAAAATTTAAAAGATGTTGCAGAATATGTTGAAAAGACCTACTCAGGTCACTACACATCTGCAAATGGAATCCAAAGTATGGATTTAATCTCCAGTTCTGGAAGAGGATTGGATTTTTGTCTTGGTAATGTACTTAAGTATGCGTCAAGATATGGTAAGAAAAATGGAGCTAATAGAATAGACTTAATGAAAATAATTCATTATGCATTATTGGCCATAAATGAACATGACATAAAGGAGTCAAACCGTGAAACTTAGTAATGAAATAATTGAAGCACTAAATAACTTTCAAACAATCAATAGTAATATTGCCTTAGGAGAGGAAGGAGGCTTCATACGCACTATGTCGGTGTCTAAAACACTCATGGCGAAGGCCAACATAGAACCCGAGGTACCATATCAATGGCCATATACTTTTGGCATATATGACCTAGGAGAGTTCCTAAGTTGTCTTAATATGTTTGATGACCCTACTCTTAAATTTGATGATGATAAAAAGTATGTGATTATTACAGATGGTATCACAACATTCAAATATTATTTCTCTGAGGTTGACACATTGACAGTGCCTACTAAGGACATTGAGTTAGAATGCAGTGACATAACTTTCACTTTAACTCATGACCAAATGATGCAATTAAGAAAAGCAGCTGGAACTCTTAGGACAAATACATTAAGTGTAAGAAAAAGTACCACTGGTTCTCAATTTATTGAATGCACCATCGTTGATAAATCTAATCCAACTTCAAATCAATTCACAATGAACATCTCAAATTGCAGTATAAATACTTCTGCAGAATTTGATTTTGTTTTTGATATGAATAATTTTAAATTCATTAATGCCGACTCATATGAATTTGGTATTGATAAGAAGCTTATTGCTTCTGTAATGGCTGGCAACATCAAGTATTGGGTTGCCCTTGATAAGACAACAACATATAAGGAATAATATATATGGCTGATAAAACTAAAGAAGCAGTTGAAGAAGCAGTAGCAGATGAAACTGTTCCTGAAATGAATCCAACTGGTGGTAATTTAAATCTCACAGATATTGCAGCAGTAATTCAAATTATTGATGTAGTAACCAAACGTGGTGCCTTTGAAGGAAATGAAATGGCTGATGTTGGCTCAATAAGAAATAGATTAGAAAAATTTATTAAGGCTGCTGCTCCAGCACCTAACACCGAAGCCGAACCCAAAACAGAAGAAAAATAACTGTTTACTTTTAACTCAATTTGTGGTATAATATTATATTATGAAAGAATTTTTATTCGTTGAAAAGTATAGACCACAAGTCATAGAGGATTGCATTCTCCCTAAAGGATTAAAAGATACTTTTGAAAGTATTGTCCAAAAGGGAGAGCTTCCCAATATGATGTTCACTGGTTCGGCTGGAGTTGGCAAGACTACAGTCGCCAGAGCATTATGTAATGAATTAGATTTAGACTATATGATGATTAATGGTTCCGAAGATGGAAACATTGATACACTTCGTGGTAAGATAAAACAATTCGCAAGTACTATATCATTACATGGTGGACAAAAGGTAGTTATTCTTGATGAGGCTGATTACTTAAATCCCCAATCTACACAACCCGCTTTGCGTGGGTTCATAGAAGAGTTCTCTTCTAATTGTAGATTTATATTAACTTGCAATTTTAAAAATCGTATTATAGACCCACTTCACTCAAGGTGTTCTATATATGAATTTAATTACGGCATGGATAAAGGACCTATAGCCGCGCAGTTCATGCGTAGGTTAGGAAATATCCTTGATGCTGAAGAAATTAAATATGATAATCAGGTTCTTGCTGAACTGATTATGAAATATATTCCAGACTGGAGACGCATCATTAATGAGTGTCAAAGGTATGGGATGAGTGGTACCATTGATACCGGCATTCTTGTTACTCTATCTGAGTCAAGCATTAAGGCATTAATGAAAGATTTAAAATCTAAAAACTTTAAGAGTATGCGCAAGTGGGTTACTGATAACATTGACGTAGAATCCTCAAAGTTATTTAGAATGATTTATGATAATATGGTTGAGTACGTGACGCCTAATAGTATTCCACAATTAGTGCTTATACTTGCAGACTATTCTTATAAAGATAGTTTTGTAGCTGACCATGAATTAAATGTAGTGGCATGTATGACTGAAATAATGTCGCAAATTAAATTTAAATAGGAGAATAATATGCTAGATAACATGGCAAATTATGCAACAATCATACTTATGTTGGCAATGGTCAATGTGGTATGGCAATTAGAAAGAGCCAGTAGGTTAATAAAACAAATGAGTAGAATTTTAAAGGAAGGATTTTCAGATGAATAGAGCAGATATAAAAGAGTTACTACGTGACAACGTAGCTGAAATAATGTTTACAAAAAAAGATGGCACTGAACGTGTTATGAATTGCACACTTAAATCTAAGCTTATACCCGAGGAACATACACCTAAAGGTACAAGCACAGCTAAAGAAAATTTAGATGTGGTCAATGTATTTGATTTAGATAAAATAGGTTGGCGTTCTTTTTTAGTGGATAACGTGCAATATGTCAAAACCACCCACTAAGAATGAAAACAAAGTCATTGACTTTTTTACCAGAAAGCCGTATGACATAGACCACTTTAATAACCATGACAGCTCAGGCATAGCATTGGCTGACTTTGTAAATGGAGTAAAGCCTAATGGTTTGGTTATTGACGCTGGTTGTGGTATTAATCCATTTAAAGAAAAGATTAATAACCTTATAGGATTTGACGCAGCTCCGTATGAAGGAGCAGACTTCCAAGCAACTTTTAATCAAGCACATCATATATTTAATAGAGATTTTGCTGATGTTGTATTAGCTCTAGGTTCATGCAACTTCGGCACCCTTAATGAGAACCTATATCATTTTGATAAATTTTATTCATGGTTAAAAAAAGGTGGACTATGTATTGTAAGAGTTCATCTTAATAGAGCAGAGATTCATATGGAACCTGATACAGAATATGCGCATTGGACAATAGAGAGTGCTGACCATTGTGCTTTCAAATGGTTCAAAGATAAATTTAAAGTATTAGATATGCATATTGAAACAATGATATCTATTAGAGATGGCACAACACCAGTCCAACTCGCTGTATGGGTATGGAAAAAAATATGAATCCATTTGAATTAATAAAATCAATATCCAATACTAAAAAAAATATACTTGAAAATGAGAAAGACTATAATGCCTTTATGGTAAACCGTGGTCTATCTTATTTTCCAGATACTGTCTTATACGCCAATGAAATGAACAAGTTTCACCATCTCGGAGGTCGATTACAATACTCATTTCTTATAAATATCATAAGGAAACGTAATCGTTTTTCCAAGTGGAACAAATCTATTGAATCTGAAAATATCAATGCTATAAAAAGATATTATGGTTATAGCAACGAAAAAGCTCGTGATGTACTTCCGCTTTTAAGTAATGAAACCCTTAAAATTATAAGAGGAAGAATAAATCATGGCGGAACACAAAGACAACCTAGTTAGCTGGACACCAGACATGATGCTGGAAGTAACTCTAGCTGAGCCGGATGACTTTTTAAAAATCAGAGAAACATTAACACGTATGGGCGTAGCGTCCAAAAGAGATTCTCAACTATTTCAATCATGCCATATCCTTCATAAGCAAGGTAGGTATTTTATAACTCACTTTAAAGAGTTATTCTTATTAGATGGCAAACCATCTAATCTAACAGAGAATGACCTCCAAAGACGTAACACAATTGTTACACTCATGTCTGATTGGGGATTATTAGAAACTGTTAAACCAGTCGGAGATACAGCTCCATTAAATCAAATTAAAATAATATCACACAAGGAAAAAGGGGATTGGGAATTATGTCCCAAGTATAATATTGGAATAAAGTAAAAATTAGATTATGATTTTAGCATTGTTATTAGGCACATTGTATGGGCTTATAATTGGATTGATACCAGCCGCTGGAGCCACCACGGGTCTTGTGGTTCTATTTGGTTTTATGTCCTATTTTTCAGACCCGTACTTAGGAGTTATATTTTGTATGGCCGTAGTAGCGGCCTCTACCACAGGTGATACATACTCCGGAATCTTATTAGGTATCCCAGGTGCTAACTCAGCCGCGGCCACAATGGTCGACGGTCACCCTCTAGCCAAGCAAGGTAAAGCAACCTATGCTCTTACGGCTGCAATAACAACCTCAACAGTCAATGGTCTCTTATGGGGAACACTTACATTTGCCCTACTTCCTTGGTATGTAAAGCTTATGATGGTCTTTGGTATACCAGAGATGTGGGCATTTGTTATGTTAGCTCTTGTCTGTGTTGGATTTGTATCTAATAAGTGGTGGATTAGAAGCTTAATTGCTATATTAATTGGATTGTTTTTAGGAAGTATAGGAACCAATCCAGTGACAAATGCTGATAGGTGGACATTTGGTTGGGAGTATCTAGGAGCTGGTATTCAAATTATGCCAATGGTTGCTGGTCTATTTGCCTTCCCTGAAATATTAGATGGTTGGAGAAAAGGAGATAGAACTACCATATCACATAATACCAAAGGTCAAACCTTAAATGGAATTAAAGCTGCATGGAAATACAGATGGGATTCAATAAGAGGCGGAGCAATAGGAGCCTTTATTGGTTTCCTTCCAGGACTTGGTGGTGCAATGGGAGATTGGATGGCGTATGGTTCAGCTGTTGCAGCTAATCCTAAAGAA